ACTTAACGGCCAAGATCGCTTCTCTGAACGTGAAGGATCTTACTTCTCTTGGGTTCAACCTTACCAAGCCCACACTCGCTCACCTGATGAAGGTATTAACGTGTACTCCTTTGCTCTCCGCCCTGAGGAACACCAACCTTCTGGCACATGCAATTTCTCCAGAATTGATAACGCCACACTCCAACTTGTTCTTTCCAACGCCACCGTTGAGGGAACCAAGACTGCCAAGGTCCGTGTCTATGCTACTAACTACAATGTTCTCCGCATCATGAGTGGCATGGGTGGCTTAGCTTATTCCAATTAAACGAATTGGTAATTTTTAAAAAATTAAAATTAAAAATTAAAAAAATTGAAACGATTTAATATTTAGATGTTAAAACTAAATATTAAAATAATACAGTCAGAAGATAATACAATCAGAAGAAGATAAAATGATAATGGAAGTAACCCCAGAATTTGTAGATATATATGTTAAATTCGTATATACCTCACTATCTAAAATGTACTCCGTTGATGTAAATTTACCCATACAAACAATTATTGAAGAAATTACAAATAATGAATCACAACCGTTTAAATTAGAACTAGTGAAAGTATCAGATACGGCGCCTGGTGTAAGAGCAGAAGATTCGCCAAATGTATTGGAACCTTATTTTGAAGAAACGTTGAAGCAGCGTTTTCCAAATAATTATCATAGTTTAGCATTTTATATAAGAGTAAAACAATAAAATGTGAAGAAAAAATAAATAAAATAGATACAAATTATATACAATGAATTTGAGTGATATACGAATTGAAAAGATCTTTATAATATTATGTTTATTTTGCGCGATAATATTAACCATATGGTGCCCTTGTAAAGTGTTATTATCATGTCATAGATTTTATTTTTATACGCTTTTATTGCTTCCATTATTACTTGTTTTTTTTAAACAACCCTAGTCTCAACACTAGTCGCAAGAATAACATTATAATTGCTTCCATCCCAAGCAACATTATTACAATTAAACAATTTATTCATATTAATTATCTCAGGCTTGTCTGTTTCAGAAGTGAATAATTTGAGAATTTGCGTATCATCTCTAAAGCGAATGGTGTAATTTTGTTGAACATTATTTCTACCAATACGACCCATGGCTTGAATGATTTTTTCTTGGGTAAGATCCAAATCTTTACTAAGAAACCCATGACAAAACTGATAATTTGTCCCATAAATATAATCACTTGAAGCAATAATCATATATAATTTTTGCTCATCCGCCATTTTCTTCATAATTTCTGTGTATTGTATATTTTCATGATTTATAAATACACCGATTCCCATCATTAGTAATACCTTCCACGTATCTTCAATGCCATTTAGCAACATAATCTCATTTACAACTTGCTCTTCAATATTACTAGTAAACGCACCTGCACAATTCACTTCATCCGCCCATTTTTGTAAATGGTGAAGTTTATTTGGTACAAACGTATCATTTAATGTAGCGCGTTTTATCATGGCTCGTATAGTATTAACCTCATTTGTTAATTTTGAGATTTCATTTTTACTTCCGCCTCCATCCGCATCAGGAGTCTCTCTATTTATTTTATTCGAATCTTTACTGGATTTATTTCTACCTTGAACATTTATACTACCATGACCACCAGATACATTATTTTTGGCACTATTTTCCACCTTTTCTTTAATCGTTTCCAAATTTTCTTCAATTTCTCGTATTTTTTCATTCAAAATATTATTATATTCAATCTTTTTCATAATGTCATCCATCACAATTCCAGGAATATTCGCCTGTTGAATACAAAATTTTGCGATTTTTTCAATATCATTTGATATAAATATCGTCGGACCATCGGTTAATGTGTACGAGTCTTTTGTAGTAACATACACACCTGATGTGCCGATCTGCGGTACATTATTATTATTCGTTGTATGCGTATGTGTATGCGTATGCGTTATTTGTTCACTTGCCAGTCGGATTAAAGGCGCGCCTGATAATACGTTATTATTATTAACTGGTAAAGGAACCCCAGGTCCGACACTTTTCGACTTTCTAATCTTATTCCCTTTCGTATCAATCATTTCATTCGACAGAATTCTCGGCTGTCTAAAAACTTTGAATGTGTTGTATATAGACGTCCATACTTGCGAACCATTCGAAATGTTCTGAAGCAATTTAATATAATAAATTTTAATATTTCTCATATTTATATCATCCAAATTATCAAAATATCTCTCTACATTCATTCTACTATTTGACAAATTATTTTTATTAATATAAGTAATAAATTCGACCACTTCTTTTAAATCGAAATACCTAGACAGAGTCAAATAATTCTCGCAATGATTCGCAATTTTAACAGTTTCTTCGTATGATTCATTTAAATAGTGAGGTAATACTACAAACCCATCCTTATTTATAATGGGTATCGATTTTTTACAATCGTGACTTACTATATTATATACCTCTGTCCCAGGGAATTTATTTTGAAAATCTGGGATAGTTTCAGTAAGCTCCTGAAGCTTTGGCAAAGTCGCGGATGATAGCACCATATTTGGTATCAGATTGTCCTTCCAATTTTGTTTAATTATTTTATGAAATTCGTGCTCTTCATAGTCAAAGGTGATGGTAGGTTCGTCCCAATAAACAATCATATCTTCTTCCGAATTAAAGGATTTCATATAATACATGGCCGGTAAATATGATTTAATGTCACAGATCATAATTTCTACTTGATCACCCACGCTATTATCCACTTTTCCAATGCCACCGCTGCGTTTATTCTTGGTAAATTCTTTGGCTGAGAAGTAATGCAGTCTGATGTCAGCCGCGCTAGCGCAACCAAACGCGAATGCGACCTTTTTCTCTACAGAAATGGCCGCTCTAGCTAATGCTAACCCCACATGCCTCGCTGCGCACACGAAGATGATCTTATATTTTTCAGATAACGCGATAGGAGTTAGCGTTTTACCTGTACCAGTAGGCGCCATATATAAAACCAATTTAGGGTTTAGGTTTTTACAATCTGTGAAAATTTTCTTCTGATGCTCATACAAAGTTAAATCGCCATATTTTAACAATTTTTCATTTTTTTCGATAAACTCAACGGCATTTTCAATAATGATAGACATATCAATATCATCATTTAATATTTCTAGAATTTTATTACATAACGATATTACATGTCTATTTATTTTGGGTATATTATTTCTGAGTAATTTATATAAAGTGTAATAGTGAAACATAAATTGTTTTTTATTTTCTTTTATTTTATTTGTCAAAATTTGTTCCGCGTGCTCCAATAATATAAACTCGTATAAATCATTTTTTTTAATGGTTTTTTCATCATTTTTATCTAATCGAATTTTATCTGCGCCACTTATGGTGACTTTCCCATCGATCTTCAATTTTTTATAATCCTTAAAAATAACCTCTAGAGGTTTTTCGATTTTATCACACACTTCGCGAAAATATTTATTGTATAGATAATCCTCCATTTTTTCACTATATTCTATCTTTAAAAACGTAAAGATAGAATTATTTTTATTAATTTTTATATTGACATTATGATATCCAGCGACTATCATTTTCAATACATCTAATTCCGGTTTGGAAACAGGAATCTCAATAGACTCCCATTCGGATTTATTTAGTTTTCTTTGCTTTAGATCCATTTTTGATATACGTAAGGTTAATTATATTGTAAACTTTAAGTATATATTTATAATCAATTTTATTTAAAATTGAAATAAAATAATTTAAATAAATGAAATATATTATTTATAAATAGGCATCATGTGTTCAAACAAGATTATTTCAATTGAGGGTAATATTGGGTCCGGTAAATCGACTCTGCTCGCTAATTTACGTGAGCATTTTAAGGACAATATTAACATTCTGTTTTTAAAAGAACCAGTTGACGAATGGGAGACAATTAGAGACGCGAATAATGTAACCATGTTAGAAAAATTCTATGCGGACCAAGAAAAATATTCCTTTCCTTTTCAAATGATGGCGTATATATCAAGATTAGCCATTTTAAAAGAAGCTATTAAAATTAATCCTGGGGCGATTATCATTACAGAGCGTAGTTTATATACAGATAAAATGGTGTTTGCGAAAATGTTATTTGACTCTGGCAAGATTGAACTAGTCAACTACAAAATTTACTTAAAATGGTTTGATACATTTGCGTGTGATTTTCCTATTAATAAATTTATTTATGTGAATGCTTTACCGGAAGTATGTCATGGACGCATTATGAAACGCTCAAGATCCGGTGAAAGCAATATACCATTAGAATATTTAAGTTCTTGTCACGATTATCATACGCATATGTTAGAAATAAACGAACCCCATAGCATTTGTAATCAAAAGTTAGTTTTAGACGGAAATGTTGATATTTATACAAATAAAAATCAATTAGATGATTGGATTGATCAAATTACGGAATTTATAAACAAATAATTATAATAATCAAACAATTAAACTAGCACTTTTTATAAAATTATAAAATCAAATCAATTACCACTGGGAAGTGATCAGAATTATATGTTCCGCAAAATTCTGAATAGCCATGATAAATATACGTATCTGCTATATTTTTTCTTATCGCGTCAGTAACAAGCACATGATCAATCATCGAGTAATCTTTATTTGACGCGGTATTACAATTATTGTCAGAATCCCACCAATCACTATAACGCTCATTTTGAGGAATCGTTTCAGCGATACTATACAAGGTATATTTACCAGCGTAATCTCCAAAAGACCCTTTTAAAATATCTAACACGCGTGATGTAGGCTTATTACTATTCATATCCAACACTTCCGCGTCAAAATCATTAAAATCGCCCAACATAATTACTTCATATTCTCGGCTTATATAATCCGCAATTACGGTTTGTAAAACGGACGCTTGCCCTTCTCTTTGAGCACATCGCGACGAATCTGTCGGAATGGCGATTAAATGTGCCGCTATAAATGCTACATTCATTCCATTAAATATAAATTCCGTAATATAATGTTTACTGACTCCAGTCGAACTAACCGGACCGGTATATCCGCACTTGGAACCAGCAATAGGATAATTATATTTTAGTTCCGTTCTGTAAAGGCTTTTTAAAGGATCCACTCGCGTCAACATGCCGACATTTTGCCCAGTACTAGTATCGGTGCCTTTTTTTAAGTAAGAATTATACGTGTTATCGTTCAAATCGCATTTTAATATATTCAGCTCATCACATCCTTCTATTTCACAAAAATTAATAATATCTGGGTTTAGTTCCTTCACAACTTTGGTAACATAATTCAAATGTGTTTCAGCAGCGGTGGAGTTTTTCCATGTACAACCGTCACCAGGGCAATTCATGTTACTATAATAATCAATGAATAACCATTCTACATTATATTGTACTAGACGTAATTTTGTTTTATCTTGTCGCCTATCTCCTACACTAGTAACTGTAGGGCATTCTGTATCGCCAAAAACCAAATTCGCAAAAAGTGAAAGGAATAAAATTATTTTCAGCATTCTTTATATTAATCAACAAGAATATATTTAAATATTTTTTAATTATAGTTTATGTGTAGTTTATTTGTAGTTTATGTGTAGTTTATTTGTAGTTTATTTATATAAAATATAGTTTATATAAACTTATAGAATACAAAAAAATTGAAAATAATATATTATTTATATAATAATATATATTAATACATATACATATAGGATGTTACCAAAAATTAAATCTGCTAAAAAAGAAGCAACTATAGTTACTATTTATCCAGAAATCGATTTTAAACTACAGTTTGATGGTTGTAGCAAAGGAAATCCTGGACTAGCTGGATCTGGCGCAGTTATTTATCATAATGGCGATGAAATATGGTGTAAATCGCGAATGGTAGGGGAAAACGCAACAAATAATTATGCGGAATATATGGGCCTCATTATTGGTCTAGAAAAAGCGGTTGATATGAAAATAAAAAAACTGTTAGTTGAAGGAGATAGTATGCTCGTAATTAAACAAATGAAGGGTGAATATAAAGTAAACTCCAGTAATTTAATTGAATTGTATAAAGAAGCAAAAAATTGGGAGAAACATTTTGATGTAATTTATTATAACCATATTTATAGAAATCATAATAAAAGAGCAGACGAATTGTCGAATCTTGCTTTACAAAATTGAACAATTATAAATAGGATGGTTCATTTCATTTCAGGTATTTTCATACTTAATAATAATTGGACAGGATCATATTGTAATAATTTTATTTTGTCTGCGGTTGTTGGACAATCTATTCCGCGACAATCTTTAATTTCGCCTTCATATTCTATCTTTAAATTATCACGTAAATCAGGTAATTCGTTGAATATTTTTTTATAGAATTGTAATATCATTTCATATTTATCTGCTTGTTTCTTAGGAATGATAAACTCTTTATCATCATTATATTTTTTATCTTCTAACAATTCTAATAAAATAAGTAACGACCATGTTTGACAAAATACATCCCCTTCATTCACTTGTGCCGGACTAGATAATTTAACAAATTCTACCTTATATAAATGTTTCTCGAAAAATGGTCTAATTACCTCGATTGATATTTCTGGATGATAAATTCCGGTGCCATTTTTATTGAATGCCGGATCAATAATATACACTATTTTATTATCATTATCCACAATATAAGATTGAAAATGCGTTTCATTATCAAATATATCTCGTTGAATGTTTGTAGCTGTAAAAACTACTGTATCTTTTAATGTTATAATAGAACTCAAGTATTTTTCTATTTCATGCTTTTTGTCTTGTTGAGTTTTCCCTCTTTTTATAAATGCGTCAAATGTGCGAATTTGTTTTTTAAATTTGTTTTTTAATTTTGGATGATAATGTAAAATAACATATCTTCTAATTCCTTCATCTCCTAATACAATTTTTAATGAGTGTAATACCCAACTAATGGCGGTTGTTCTTATTTTAGCTGACATTATTTATAAACTGTTATATATGTTTATTATTTATTATTTATTAATTATTATATATTATATATTATATGATTTTATGATATATAATTATATGCTACCACATAATTTCATTTTTATTTTCTAATCGGCTCGTAATGACCTCCGCTCCATTCTAAATAAATCGTATTCTCAACAATTCCAGAAATAGGAAGAAATTCAATCTCTTTTTTTTCGCATGAAGAAACCGTTCTAATATCCTTTACCATTATACATAGTTTCCATATATTACAAGCGGCTTGTATTTCGATCGCACCTCCCCAAGTAGAGGTATTTCGCATATGTGTAATATAATTTCCATTTTCCATATCCAAAATAAACTTCGTATCTAACCCATCCATAATTTGTCCATTATTTTCTAAATAATCGCATATCTTCTGTCTAATATGATAACTGTCTTCATTTATGAAATATTGTAAACTATTAAATAAACAACTCATCTTCTTAAAGTAATATAAATTAATATTTTATTTTCTATAATTTACGTTATTTTTAACATTTACATTAATACTCTAACAAATGTATATTCATTTTTTTGGTTGGTTTATATTTCAAAATATCTAGTTCCTTTTTTGTAGTAGGAAATTCATGTATTCCGTATATATCTTGTAACATTAACCATTCAAATATACCACCGGAATAAATATATACATTGTGAAAACCGAGTGAACTTAATTGATCATATTTTTTATATATTTTATCATCATTACAGTTTTTACCATAGATTATTATTTTCACATTTTTATTCCCATTTTTTAACAATTTATTCATCAAATCTTCTTCGTGATGTATATTTATCGTATTTGGTAATAAACAATCTTGCTCCTTTTCATTTAATGTATTTATTAAAATATGGGATTCCGAATTTTTTAAAACATATTGAATATCTTCGAAATTTATTTTATTAATAGATTGATTATTTCCCATTACTTTATTTGTTATAATATTTTTAAATAATAAACCTTAAAAATATTATACATTCAAAATAAAAATAGTTTGCTCGTCCAATTAATGAAACTGAACCACAATTTCGACCTCTTCTTTCTTGATACTTTTTGTGGCTGAAATAGATAATTCCTCACGCTTCTTTCTGGTCTTACTATTGTCAGTAATAATCTCCTTTCTTTTCGAAGTGCTATTTCGACTATTCATATCCTTCTCAATCGTTTCATAATTTTCTTCGATATATTCGATCACTTTGTTTTCAATAGCCCATTTGAAAAAATTTAATTGCCCAATCGTCGTTTCAATACTTGTACCAGTCTTGTATGGAATACTTATTCTATCCCATCTACAAAAAGGGTCAAACCTTTTCTTGCTGTAAGCCTTTAGTTTTAATTTATAATCAAAGTAGACCTTGAAACGACGAGTCTCACTTTTATCTTCAATGATGAACAATGTATAATATTTTTTCGCGTAATTCGTAGCAAACCAGTCGACAATTCTAAGAGAAATTTTGGATTCACCTGTAATAATTTTCAACATTCGACTGAGATTTGTTTCGTCTCTATAAAAGTCCATTAAATTATTTAATAATAAATCATTTTGTGTTGTGTAAGTTGCGGAACTATTCATTATTTAAGTTTTTAAATATTTTTTTAAGTTGTTATATTGAAATATATTTTATACAAAGAATTAAAATATTTGAATTATATTATGTAATATTTAAATTATTTTATAAAAAGAATTAAAATATATGGATATGTTATAAATAAATGCCTGGATTTATGGATAACTATTTTGGTTCATTGAATAAGGATGCTTGTATGTATTTTTACATTTTATCAATTATATTTGCCTTCGTTTTCTTGATGGCAATTGTATCCGTAGTTACATTTGGAATTAAAAATTATAAGAAGTTAGATTTTATGTTTTTAATGAATGCCACCTTTTTATTATTTAATACATTTTTAGCATACTTTGTCAATCGTTTGTTACATACCATGTGCGTAAATAGCGTACATTAATTTGACTGATTAAGAAGATGAATCAGTAGTTTTAACTCGATCAAATGTGGTATTTACTGGTTTTAAAAACTGATCTCTTATAGAAATATCCTCTACATAATTGGTTTCGTTTAGAAATGGATTAAATCCTATTTGCTGAACTAGATCTCTATCGGCAATTTTTAGATCCAAATCTTCTCTCTTACTAGACATTTTAAATCCATTATTGGCAATACTTTGATTTAAAATATCCCAGGTGTTTTCGTCATGATTTAGCGAAGAGGTATATGCCAAATTC